TGGTAAAGATATGCAAATTATAAGAAATGAAATTAATGTCCCATCAAAGCATTTAAAAATTCTAAAAGATGAGTTTAAGAAGTCAAGGCAAACAATCTTTAATGCCTTAAAAGACATTACCCAATCAGAATTAGCAAAAGATATAAGGGCAAGAGCAAAAGAGCTTTTAATCGAAGAGGCTAACCAAATTTAATATTACCAAAATGTTTGAATATTATAATAACACATTATGCGTACAAGCTGGTTGGCTTTACCAAGAAGCGAACATAATTACGTTTAGCAATTATAAAAACCTAAGAAATAGAGGTTGGCTAAATGTTGTACGTAGAGGATGCAAAGGCACTCCGGCACTTGTGGAGTTTGATAGTATGAAAACTTGGATTAAAGAAGCTATTGTAAACAAATACGGCGACCCATACAAAAAAGCAAAGCACTATCAATTTAAAGATGCTTTACAACCCGATAGCAAAGCCGCTACCTTTTACAGTACTTACCGTTTGGCAGACGGTCGCCAGTTAAAGGCAGAAGTACAAAGAGAATACCGACAAAATGCCGAAATCTTAAACGCTATTCATAACATAGTAGGTAGCCGACGAGCAAAGCGTAAAGCGTTAGGCGGTTCGACTGCAAAGATTTGGGACAAAATTACCGAAGTTGTAAACGCATTAGATAAAGAGGTTTTTCCTCATACATTACCGTCTAATACTCGCCGATTAAAAGAGCGTTACAATGCTTATAAAAAAGAAGGTTACACGGCATTAATACATAAAAACTTTGGAAACAATAACAGCCGTAAGGTAACCGCACAAATGGAAAGGCTAATACTATCCTTGTATTGCCAGCCTAATAAACCTTACGTATTCGATGTACACGACGATTATTTAAAGTTTTTGGGGCGTGCCATTGATATAGTGGACGTTGCTACTGGAGAGCTTTTTAACCCGGACGACTTTTATAATGAGGACGGCGAGCCAATTACCATTAGTGAGGCAACCGTATGGAATTATCTACGAGACCCTAAAAACCAAATTATTGTAGATAAATATAGAGAGAGTGCATTAGCATTTAATAACGAACACAGACCACACCACCACCGTAGTAAACCGCAATTCTCATTATCTAAAATCTCAATGGACGATAGAGACCTACCGAGAAAAATGCACGACGGCAAACGAGTTAAAGCCTATTACTCATACGATGTTACTTCGGGTTGTGTGATTGGAGCAAGTTATAGTAAGTCTAAAAATACCGAGCTATTTATTAACTGTATGCGTGATATGTTCCGCTTCTTAAATAAGCGTGGTTACGGTATTCCTATGGAGGTTGAAGTAGAACACCATTTAGTTAATACTTACAAACACGATTTAATGAAAGCGGGTACCGTATTCCCATTTGTACGCTGGGCGGTTCCGGGAAATGCACAGGAAAAACACGCCGAGCATTTCAATAAAGCTAAAAAGTACGGTTACGAAAAAAGGTACCAAGACGGTATAGGGCGTTTCTATGCGAAGCTAAAAGCTAATAGAACCCACCAAGACAAAATATTTGACGAGACCAACAACCGCTATAAAGACAAAACATTTGATTTTGAAAGGTTGATCGCTGACGATATGTTTATTATCGAAAAGTACAACAACGATTTACACCCTAACCAAAAGAAATATAAGGGTATGACTCGTTTAGAAGTGTTAGAGTACAATATCAACCCAAATCTAACCCATTACGATGCGCCACTATTAGCCCGATACATAGGCGAAAAAATAGACACCAGCATAAGACGAAGCCAGTACGTAAAAGCATTATACGCCAGCTACCAAATACCAAGCCCTCAAATAATGAGCGATTTAATGCCGAATAACTACAACGTGCAAGCCTATTACATCCCCGAGAGCGAAGTAACTACGGTGTATCTATATCAAAATGAAACTTTTGTTTGTGAAGCTACCAAAATTGTGGATTACAACACGGCAGCCGCAGAGCAAAACGAGGACGACCACAAAGCCATAGAAAACCAAAGAGCCTATGTAAAAGAGTTCGACACTATGGTAAAAGAACATAAAAATGAGGTTGGCAAAGTAACCATAATTGCCAATACCAATTACTATGAGGACGTACAACCGGAAACGGTACCAACGACTCCCGATGAACCAAAACAAACCAATGATTTTGACGAGTTGCTAAATACGTACGATGAAGAGTACCAACAGCAAAACGCTATAAACAGTCTTTAAATAACATTAAAACACCAAAGCAATGATTACAAAAGATTTAAAAAACCGAGTATTAGAAGCCATAGCCAACAACCGCCCAAACTTTAAAAGTGATGCCCAACAGGCAAGAGCTTTGGGTATTAATTCGGCGCAATTATCAAGAATTAATAAAGGCGAATTAGAAGGCGTATTAAGCGAGGCTAAATGGATAACAATAGCCCGTAGATTAGATGTGCAAATAGGCACAAACATCGAATGGAAAACAGCCAAAACACCCGTTTTCAATTTTGTATATGGGCAATTAAAAACGTGCCAAGAGAAATCCATATCGGGAATACTTTGCGACAATGCCGGAATAGGTAAAACCTACACCGCTAAAGTCTATGTAAAGCAAAATAAGTATGCTATTTACATTGATTGTTCGCAAGTAAAAACCAAACAAAAATTAGTACGCCAAATATGCAAGGAGTTTGGGGTAGATAATCGAGGGCGTTATCAAGACGTTTACGAGGACTTGGTGTTTTACCTCCGTTCGATACCTACCCCAATAATCATTTTAGACGAAGCGGGAGACCTTAATTACGATGCTTTTTTAGAGTGTAAAGGACTTTGGAACGCAACCGAGCGTTGTACCGCATGGTATATGATGGGTGCCGACGGACTTAAAAAGAAAATCGAAAGCAATAGAGGACGTAAAAAGGTAGGTTATGCCGAGATATTCGACCGCTATGGTAATAAGTTCCAAAAGGCGACACCGGAAGGCAAAGAGGCATTAGACGAGTTTACCAAACTACAAGTAGCTTTAGTTGTAAAGGCAAATAATCCAAATTCAGACATACAAAAAGTATATGCCGCTACGGGTGGCTCATTACGTCGTGTATTTATTGAATTACAAAAACAAGCGAGTGCATGAAAAACGCCATTTCAATAGATGCCATACTCAAAAAGAAGTTTAAAGACATCGACTTTACAGGCGATTGGCTTAACTCCTTTGGAGACCCCGAACGCTCCGGCGTTTGGATTATGTGGGGGCATTCCGGGAATGGAAAAACAAGTTTTGCCATGCAGTTGGCTAAAGAGCTTACCAATTACGGTAAGGTAGCGTACGCCTCAATGGAAGAGAAAACCCGTAAAACGATGCAAAAAGCCATTATACGGCACAATATGAAGGAGGTAAAAAAGGACTTCATTCTATTAGAGGATAATATCGAAGAGCTAAAGGAACGCTTACGAAAGCAAAAAAGCCCCCATATCATATTTATAGACTCCTACCAATACACCGGATTAACCAAACGGGAGTACATCGCTTTAAAAGAAGAGTTTGCAAATAAACTATTCATTTTCATAAGCCACGCCGAAGGAAAACACCCCGAAGGACGTGCCGCAAAGTTTGTCCGTTACGATGCCGATATAAAAATACGCATTGAGGGTTACAAAGCCTTTCCCGTGAGCCGATTTGGTGGCGGAGAGCCTTTTACAATTTGGGAGCAAGGAGCTAACGAATATTGGGGAGAAATCATATAAAAATTAGTGCAATGAGACATAACAAAGTATTAACCGTATTAAATGTAAGCTATACCCAGTATAGCAATTATAGACATTATTGTTTTGAAAAATGGTGCCACATCTATGCCACCAAAAAAGGACTATGTAAACGCTTAATGGTAAGCCATGAAGGTTTATATAATTGGTATTGCGATCAATGGAATGTTATAGTAGAAAACTTGTTTTACGAGGATAACAAAAACTACATCGAGAGCAATGTAAACCACCCACAAGCGTATTGGGATTTATTCAAGAGCTACCCACTTGTAATACACGGTTATTTTCCGGGTGTATTACTAACCATGATTAAAAAAGAACATAATACCATACGCCATGAAATTAACTAAAGAACAATTAGAAAACAAAATTGAAAAGGTAAATAAATGGTTATTGCGAAACCCACATTTAGAAGGCACTTTACCTTATAGAGGTGTATTACACAAGCGCAATTATTATGTAAACAAATTAATAGAATTAGAAGAATATGGAACAATATAGCGACCCTTTTTTACTTCGTGAAGTATTAGCCTACGATAGTTATGTAGGTGGCGATTTAACCGTTTTTGAGCGCATACTCATACACCAGCACATTGCACAGGGCTATAAGTTTAAAGCTATCCTTTTAAACAAAATAGACCGTATAGTTAAAATCATTAAAAATGAACGTTGGCAAGCTCCCGAAGTACGCTATAAAGAACATAGTAGTACCGCTACCATTGTATTAGAGATACACGATACCGAAAAAGAGATTTGGACAACCTTTAAAAAAACCTAATAAGTGATGAAAGATATAAACGAAATCGAGGTAATAGACCCTCAAATAGTAACTCATAATAATAATGATATGAATAACACAGTAGATTTAAGTAAAGTAAGTGCAGAAGATTTGAAAAAAGCTCTTGCACAAAAGGAAAAAGCCGAAAAGCAAGCACAAGAGCGAGCAAAAAAGGAATACGAAACCAGTCGAGACAATGACATGTTGGACTTAATGCAAGATGCAAAATTTGTTTCCGAAACCCTTAAAAAGTTTAAAAACAAGGCGCACGAGGTTTTAGAACGACACGCCCAAAAACTTGCCGAGTATGGTAAAATTCGCTCCAACTCAAAAGGTGGTTTTTCATTAAAGAATACTACCGGAACCTCTAAAATACGTCGCCGTAGAGATACACTACCAAGCTGGGACGAACGTAGTGAAAAGGCTTTAGAACTAATCAAAGACTTTTTGCATGACACTATTAAAAAAAGAGATCAAAAGTTATTTGAAATTCTTTACAGTTTCATAGCTCGAAACAAAGCGGGAGACTTAGAATATGCAAAAGTAATGAACCTTTTAACGCATGAGGATAAATACGACGACCCAAGGTGGTTAGAGGGCTTAAAGCTCATTAAAGAAAGTTACTCTAATCACTTAAAAGGCTATCAATACGATTTTGAGGTATTGAATGAAGATACGGGTAAATATTCTCGTTTAGACCTTAATTTTTCAAGTATATAAATATGGTTTCAATAACTGAAATACCAGCAAAACAATACGAGGTAAACGGTAAAAGGTTATACCTCCGAAAGGACGGGAAATGGATAACCATAGATGAGAGCCTTACTACCGCAGAAAGAAAAGCATTTGATAGGCATATTAATTCAGTAACTAATGAAAGATAATGCCTTAAAACTTGAAAGCGATACCACTTACCAACGCAAAAAAGCAAAAAAAGTACTTAAAACTGCCAAAGACTTAGAAAGTGAAAAACTTAAAGAAGGTTGGCAATGGATAACAGAAGATAACGGAAAAACAAGACGATTAATAAAACACAAACAATGAATATACCATACGTAAAGCAATACGATAAACACGGAATAGTAACCAATCCAATAAAGGGTAAATATGTAAACAGACACCCAAATAGAAGGCAAACCCGCCAAAAGGATGAACGCAAATTTACTAACGGCAAAGGTGTAAAATTACTTGTAAAATATGTCGGTAATGGGCAGTTTATGAAGTTTTGTAAACGACTACAAACTATTACCAAAATGATACCCGTAACGGTTCCGGCTGCCTATGCAAAAGACGGCACATTAATACGTAAGGAAACTACGTATTTCAAGCCAAAAGTAATTAGGACGATTGTACACTATGACGAAGTAAACGCAAGAGCATAATGCAGAATGTAGAGTATAATAATAAAACGTTTTTGGCTCCCGAGAGTATTAACTCTATGAGTGCAATACATTGTAAGATTTACGAGGACGGAAAAGGCATAATACGTATTTCCGATTGCCACAACTCAATACGCTTGTGGAACTTCGTAAACACCCAAGAGGGAGCCAAAGAAATGTTAGAGAAAATTTACATACTTAAACGGGAATTAATCGCCTTTGAAACAATGATTAAAGCCTCTATAAACTTTTAAACTATGACTAAAGCAAAAATTGTAAATATACCATTTATGCGATACTACGCAGTATCAAGCGGCTTTGCTGGAGAACCCACACTTTTTGAGGACAAAATAATAAGTGGCGAAAAAATACACACTATACGCAAGAGTTATCAATATTGGTCGTCTCGAATTGAAAATGCCTATAAATCTCCCGATAGTATATATAAACTTAGTCTTTGGAGTGATAAACCATATATAAGTAAACAGTACCAAGCTCAAACGGGTATGGCTCAAAATCTATGGTATAAGCCTATAAAATTCAAAAAATTAAATGATGAAATTTTATTAATAGACGGCAACGAATTTCCATTAAAGCTCGTGGCTTACAATGACGGGTTAAGTGATGAAATTTTTAGAGATTGGTTTAAGTCGTTTGTTGATGATGATGAGCCAAGTATAATTATCGGCTGGTCTCAAAATCCATACACATACAATTAAAATATAATGCTGGGAGGGTACTGTCAAAGGGAAAAGATGCAATAGAGCGGAGGGCAGTTTTAAATAAGTTAATAATGATAAAAAAGAACAAACATAAATACCCTTACAACTGGACTATAAAGGACAGTACGTTTTTAAAATCTAAATTCAAAGTTTTTAGTTGCTTTGCTTGTGGTGGGGGCTCTTCTTTTGGATATAAATTAGCTGGTGGCGATGTTATAGGATTTAATGAGATAGACCCTAAAATGTCTGAATGCTACGTATTAAATCATAAGCCTAAATATGCTTATGTAGAGCCAATACAAGAGTTTAAAAACCGTACCGATCTACCAAAGGAATTATATAATCTTGACATTTTAGACGGTTCGCCTCCTTGTAGTTCTTTTTCAATGGCCGGTAACAGAGAGGATGATTGGGGAAAAGAAAAAAAGTTTAGAGAAGGACAAACCGAGCAAGTTTTAGACACTTTATTTTTTGATTTTATTGACCTTGCTAAAAAACTACAACCTAAAGTAGTAATAGCTGAGAATGTGCCAGGCTTATTAAAGGGTAATGCAAGGGAATACGCTAAAAAGATTTTGCAATCATTTGATAAAGCAGGGTACCAAGTAAAAGAATTTGTTTTAAATGCTTCAAGAATGGGAGTGCCACAAGCAAGGGAACGAGTTTTTTTTATTGGTATTCGTGAAGATTTAGCAAAAAAACTACCTCAAAATGAAAGCACATTTTTTAATGATTATCCATTATTAGATTTAGTCTTTTTTGAGGATTTAATACCATTTTCAAATATTAGAAATAACAATTTAGACGATTTTACTTGGACGGAACACGATCAATATGTTTGGAGTAATAAAGAGTATGGAGATAAAAGATATGCAGATACCCTACTAAGGATAGAAAACCGGGACTCTAATTTTAATGCAAAATATATTTATAATGATAAGCCGGTACCAACTATTGCAAGTTCTGACGGTGCAAAATTAACACTTTTTGACACTCCGAGACGAATGAATACCGTTGAGTTAATACACGCTCAATCCTTCCCTCTTGATTATGATTTTAATACCGAAGTGGCATCAAATAAAAAATATTTATTAGGTATGAGCGTACCGCCTGTAATGGTTGCTCAAATAGCATCAAGAATTTATGAACAATGGTTAAAGGTATTGCAATGAAAGTAAAAGCCAAAGACATACAAATATTACAAATCGAATTAGCTAAAAAATTCGATACCCGAGACGAAAAATTAACCTTCTTATCGCAGTTTGTTGGGTATGAATTAGAAACCTCCAAAGACTTAACCCAATATGAGGCAATGGACGTTATACAGTTCCTAAAAACAGGCGAGCAACCCAATAATAAGAGTTGGGGATATTTCGACCTAAAGAACTTCCAGCACATGAGTATTTATAGTAAATGTATTACCTACGGTTGGAGCGAGATAAAAAAAGGTAAAGTGATTGCCGACTTAAACCGTTTAGGTGGTTGGCTTAAAAGTTTCCGAAGTCCTGTACAAAAACCACTTTCGGAAATGGAACCGAAGGAACTAACCAAAGTAATTAATGCCCTTAATGGGATGATTAAAGGCAAGTATAAATAATGTTTACAGTAATAAGCGGCGACGATCAATGGGAAAACCTAACCTACCACGAAATGAGGTTAAGAGAGGCAATGTATAGAGGCTTACGAATAAGCTATACCATAATCTACCCGAATGGCGATAAAATTAATTGTGAAATCATAGAGCATGACAAGACATTATAAAATACATATAATAAGTTGTAACACTAACTTAAAGGTTACTTACCGTAATAACACCTTTATTAAGGTTGAAAAACTAACCGGAAAACTAACCGACGAGCAAGTAAATAGTATTGGTGCCTTAATCCCGCCAAAAGAGAACCATATAGAAGCCTACCAAAAGCGTTTAGCCGATAAAATTGTAATAACCCTTATTGAAAAAAAGAAAACGCTATACACCCAATTTAACGACGCTTGGCACTCTTTTTATTATGATTATGTAGGCATTAAATACCGTTTTAATGGTGTGGACGGCAAACACCTAAAAAACATAATAAAGCACTTCACAGATTTACACCAAGACGAAAACGAGGCTTTAGAGTTTTGGAAAATGCTTTTAAACAACTGGAACAAGTTAGACGACTTCTACAAAAAAAGCCCCGATCTAAAATTTATAAGTAGCCAAATCAATAAAATATTAAGCAATGTCAAAACAGCTAATAAATCAAGCGAACAAGTCTTTAAATCCGCAATGGAAAGCGAAGCAGCAAGAAACTTTAAGTTTAAGTAAAAGTATCATTTCGGGAAACGCTGGACTTGCTCAAATTGAAATGAGTTTAACGATAAATGAAACGTTTTCTAAACCTAATTTAA